TGGGATCTCCCATCATCTGCCCTGTACTCGTAAGAGTCCCCGGCGAGCCGTTTATAGTCATCAACCAATCATTCCAGTGCGCTAGAATGATTGACGAATGGCCGAACGTGTCACCTTGCGAGCGAGCGTTAGAATAGCGATCGTCAAGCAAAGGTGCACGCGGATAGTCCTCAAGCAACTTAAGAGGAGCGAAGTCCTTCTGGGTATAACCCACAAGTAACTTTTTCGTACCAAAGAGTTTGTCAAACCACTTTGAGTACTTTTTCAGACGTGGATCCCACTCTGAAAGCTCCTCGTAAATTGTTTGCGTGAGCCACTGCGGATGATAATCCGTGGCAGCCGTTGCATCTTGGCTATACCAAGGCCCCGACTCGCCAGACAAATCAATGTCCAGTGTCCCACCCAAGGACTCGGAAAATCGTGGGTCATTTACCATGACCGCATCGATAACCCGACGAAGGATTTGTTGCACAAGGTTTACAGCTGTTAAACAACAGGTGGGATACCTTGTCTTCAAACCCTTCTCCTCAGCCTGTATTGGCATTATCGGGACGTGATCGAGATTCTCCATCACATAATCCACGCCTAATGCCAAATACGACTGTAGGTAACGCGACGAACCGGGAAGCTGACTTTCCAGGTCCTCCCAACGGCCCTCAAAGAGACTTGAGAACTCTGCTCCTGGTCTCAGCTGAGACGCAGGATGCAGAGCATCACTCAAGAGCTCCAAGTAGGAACCGTCGTCCGGTAATGTGCCAGGAGGCACAGGTATCGGATCGGCTCTCGCGCGTACCTTCGCCAGTGCGTAGCCCAACAACACAAGGTGTTGGACTCCTGTACCATGTCCACCTTTTGCTCTGGTGATTCCCAGGCATGCAGATGCGGACGGCATGGTATACAGATCAACAGGAGGGCGTTTCGCCCACCTTTTGATGTACTGACGAACAAATTCTCTCCAGCGAATGTCTTCGGAGGGCGGCACAGAGGTCAACCTCTGTACTAGCTGCACCATCCCATTCGGATCTGGAGGGGCGGGGGGTAATGCCCTGTTGATGTATGACATCAACAGGGCCCACCGACGTTCACGGGGTCTCAGAAGACGCCCCGTAGGACGAGGACCTCCGTAATACCACCTGCGGTTTGCTGCTGCGCAGTCTTTAAGACGGCGTGCTGCTTCTACAGGATGGTAGACTAGCTGGGAGCGGAATCTGTTGACACCTTGCATTTGCAAGGACCAAAGCTGATAGGTTCCGTACCGAGCCAGACACT